TGGTTGGTAGGACCACCCAGGTTATCTTTAGCAGTGTCTTGGGGAGCAGGAATAGTAGCAGCTACCATAGGGTCTGCACCTTTGGCACCATCAGTTGGCGCTTTCTCCTCAAGAGTTTCTTCGGTGAAATTTTCAAATTTCTGGTCAACTGATGCTGACATGTGCTAGTTCTCCTTAATATAATCTGTAGTATTTGCTATAAGTTATTTATAAATTATAATCCCTTTAAGAATTTTTCAAACGCGGAAACTTTGCGCTCCTGAATGTTAAACAAAGTTGCTTGATCTAATTCCTTCTTCATTTGAGCGATATGTCTCTCTTGAAGAATCCCGTTATCCCATACCCATTCTTTTCCTTCCATAATACCTTCAACGAAAGCATCAGGAGCAGAAGGATCTGCTACAATATCTGCAGCAGTAGCGAGCATGAAATCATCACGGACATATGCTGCACCATTTCTCTCAGAGATTGATCCAACACCACGTGATGAAACCCCTAACTTAACCCCCTCATCAATTAGATTTTTAGCAATCTTGCCCATAGGGGTATCAAGAATTTTTGCTTTGCCAATAAAATTGCTACCCTCTTTTTGGAGTGATACAATTTTATGAGACACTCTATCTAAATTAACAGTAGGTCCCTCAGGGTGACCAAGTTCACCGAGAGCACGATCCTTAGAAATGTACGACTCAGTGTAACGACCAACTTCTTTTTCAAGAACGTTCATCGCATACACACGACCATTTCTGTTTTTAATATCTGCTTGAAGAAATACTCCTTCGATAAAATGATTCTTTTTAGAACCATTTTCTTCGATAAGAAATTCTACTGCTTCAATCTGTTCCGTGATCAGTTTCATCTTCTGTCTGTTCGGGTTCGGTTTCTAATTGGGCAAACATGTTAGCACCAACCTTCTCTTTTTCAAGAGTAAGAATTTGCGCCGCCTTGTTCATAATCATATCTTTCACAGCATCAGAAGCATCAGCGAGTTGATCCTTCATAATCATGTCAACAATTTTAGTAGGTTCCATAATTTAACCTCGATATTATTTAGTGTTTGAGTTTCCTGACGCTGGAGGCGCAGGTGGATTTTTCAAATTGTCTAAGTTGACCTTTTGAGTTTCCATATCAATTTCTGCAGATTGCTTGTCTTGAGCAACCTGATCAAGTGGATCAAGAACTTGACCCGCCTTAATCTCATTATTTATCTGATCTTTCATTTCTTCAATTTCTTGCTCAGTGAAGTGCAGAAGTTGACGCATGACATAATCTTGTGAGAAGTACTTACCAACATAGAGATCTAGTTTGTCAAGAACCTCCATCCTCTTCTCCATCATTTCAAGATCAGCAAGTTCAGCAAACTGATTATCATAAAGATAATCATACTGAATGTGCTCTTTCATATCTTCCCAATCTTCAGGTGCAATAACACCTTTCAGAATAAGTTGAGTTTTGAGAAGATCATGAAGAAGATCAGAGAACTTTTTACGGAGACGACCTACAAACTTTGTAAATTTAATTTCGTCTCTGTTGATCTCTTCAGATTTACCCAGGTCAAATGACTTATCACTTTCCAATCTAGAAGGCGGAACGTTGAGTGCCTTATAGAGTTGAGTTTGGAAATATTTAATATCAGTAAGTTCACCAAGGTTTTGTCCACCAGGCAGTGTGGTAATTTCTGTGCCACGACCACCTTCACGACGAGGCAACCAGAAGTCCTCAAGCATACTCATATGCTTTTTATCATCACGGATTTCTCCAGTACTGGAGTCATATACCATCTTATTTCTATAGCGTGACATCACATCACGCAGGTATTGTTCCGCTTTGATTTTAGGAAGATTGCCAACATCGATGTAGAAGATTCTACGCTCAGGTGCTCTTGACAATCTGTAGATAACAATACTATCTTCAAGCATTCTTAATTGATTAAGATACTTGATTGCTTTGTGCAAATAACTCAGGGTCATATTTCTACCCTGGTCTACAATACCAGATGCTACGTATGTAACAGCATCTTTTGCAATTTTAATTCCTTGATTGGTATTGTTTACACCCTTCGCATTATAAACGAAAAATTCTGTGACTTTACCGTAGTCGTATTTGTTAAATTGATCTGCGTCTACCGCTGGTTTTTCTACCAGACGTACCTTCTTAATTTTAAGAGGATCAATATAACGGAGTTCTAAAAGACCCTTTGAAGGATCTTCTAAATCGATAACTTTATGATAAAATAATCTACCATCGACGTACCAACGTCTAAAGATTTGATGTGCAGATTTATCAAAATCAAGAAGGCGTTTGACATGATCAAACTCTTCCCTCATTCGGTTCTTGATCGACTCTGATACTTCTAAGTTAGACAGTTCTAATTCTACTGGACTGTCATCCTTATCCGTAACAATTGCCTCGTTTGTTACATCTTCAATGGCACTGTCCACTTCTGGTGCAAGTGCCATCTCCCTATAACGACGAATGAGATTAATCTCGTCACGCTTTTTGGTATCATCAAGATCTACATAATGACCAAACCATCCACCATAGGGAGTAATGGTGGATGATGCATCATTATCAGTGGGTGGTACAGGGGACGTAGCTGCCTTCGCCCCCTTCTTGAGATCTTCATCTTTAATTGAAAATCCAAATAGTTGCGCCATTCCAAATATAGAAACTAACCGTTGCTACTATTTAGACGACTTAGAATTGAGTCGTCAGATCACCTTTACCAACTCCAAAGTCCTTCTCACCAACATCCATGTACTGATATTGGAACTCAACATCAAATTCTTCAATCTGATCGTTGCTGTCATAAGCAAGGTTGATTGCTCCAACATTAGTTGGCCAAGCACCGATGAGTTTGTACTCTCTCAAGACATCTGTTGTAGTGTCTTTTGCTTTTTGTTGAACAACAAGGTCACTGAAGTATGATCCAGTTCCACCAATCGCACCAAAGTCAAGAGTACCGATGTTTTCATCAGTTTTGTTTGCTGCATTGATCCACAACTCAAACGCTCTTCTAAGATTGAAATCTTTAGTATTGTAGAACGTTGCAGTCCATGCATCAAAGGTTCTGTCTCCAGGAATCTTAAGGAAGCGACCTCTAAAAGGAACTTCAATAAGTCCTTGTGTACTTGCAGGAATTGCAGCAGATCTGCAAAGGAAAGAAGAAAGTCCTTCTAAACTAGTGCTTCCTGATCCTACACCTTCCAAGTTTCCAATGATAGTAGGAAAGTTGATCTGAACATTGAATAGGTTAGGGCGTACCCCGCCCCTCAAAGTATTTTTAAAGTCGTTAATTGAACGTGTTGCCATTTTCTTTTAATCTCCCGTGGTTATTAATAGTTTATGATCATCTAGCGATAACTTCAGAGAAGTCAATGCCAGTTCTTGTTGCAACGAAGGTTAACGTAATGAAGTTAATTGAACGTGCAGGTTGAATATAAATTTCAGCGAGAAACTCATTCGCATCAATAACAGCAGGTGTGTTATTGGTCTCATCACATACCACTAAGAAATCAGTAATTCCTCTTCTGGATTGAACGTCGCGGAGGAAAGGTTCGACGATAGATCTAAATACCCCTCTGGTAGTTTCATCATTAAGTTCAAAGAGTTGTGCCTTTGCTGCTTCCTCGATTGCTCTTTCAAGAACAAGGAAGAGTTTACGGACGTTAATTCTGTCAAATGCAGATGGGGTTGAAAGTGCGGTCTTATCTCCGAAGAGAACTGCACCTTGACCTGGGAATGTTACGATAGGGTTGATTCTGTTAGCATACAGTTCATCTCTATCTGACTTACTTGGATTCCAAGCAAGTTTTGCCAGGTTACGAATACCACCTCTAGAGAATCCAGCAGGTGAGAACCATGGTTCGTTTCTAATCGCAGTGTCTGCTACCAGACCAGCAACGTCAGTGTTACAAGGGATATACTTGTAAACATCGTTCCAACGATCATAGACGTACTTATAGTTTCCATCAAGAACCAAATAGGAATTGCTGGAAATATCTGAGAAGAAATTCTTCAGATTTTTTCTAATTGTCTCGTTCGACTGAACGGTTCCATCAAGAGCAATAATGTTTCCTTTATGTGCAGAACCAAATGCCATGCAATCTTTTCTGAGTGTAGCAATCGATGCAATTGCGTTTAACTTCTCTTTGGTTTGTAACTCAGTTGCACCTTCTGGACCCATCAAGATATAGTCAATAGTAGTTTGCTCAGTATCTTGGAAGATATTGTATGCTGTGATAAGATCACCCAT